GCCAACATGCGAAATGCGTCCGATTGGGTACAAAGCCGAAATTGGTTCCGCTCTGATGTGTTTGCCTCTGGTAGCATGTACCTCAATAACTGGTAGGGACTTGCGGATCGTCTGAAGTGTGTGCCGACACATATCGCCGCCTTGATTCTTTTCAATAATGATACTGTCCGCCTCCCATTTGTCAAACATTGCTACGGCTCTCGTTGCCCATTGGTGGGGGCTCCGTGGAGGCTGGCGTCTTCGAGGAGGTAGCCATGCCCCCCGCTGTCGATCCCGACAACCACGATGCCATGCTCATCCGAGCGTTCAGTGTCGCTGACAGCCGGGTCCACGGCGACCAGTATACGTTCGAGATCGTCGGGATAGTCGGCTCGTCTGTTGTCATGGATCACCTGCCTTGTCCAAATAGCGCCGATTGCCTGTGGCTCAAAATCACCGTTCCATATGTGGCTGTACCGATCGGGGTTGTGGTTCTTATCGAACATCCGTTCCTCTTCCAATTCGTTAGGGAAGAACGGGTTGTCAGAATAATTGGCTCTGACGATGATAGCATTTTTGGGCGGATCAATCCCCCGAAGGAATTCAACGGCATTGGATGCGTTCTGTGGGTTCCAACTAAACCAAAGTTCGGACCCTGGGGTTCGGATGGTAGGCCGTAGTAACTCAAGTGAACGAGCCGAAAGGGTTTGAGCTTCCTCACACCAGGCGACGTTATAAGACTCATAGGACTTGATACTGTCAGCAGTGTGATCTTGCATACCAACAAAAGAGATAAGCCCGCCGCCAGGGCACTTGATTTGAGTTGTTTGGATTTCAAACTTAGATGATAGGCCAAGGCGCTCAATCGTATCAGCCAACAACCTGTGAGCGCTTTCCTTCAAGCTCTTCTGGACCTCACGAATGCAAACTGCCCGAAAGCCGGGTTGATTGGCTGCTCGTATAATCATCATGGTTGCGAAATTCCAAGACTTGGCAGAACCTCGACCACCCCAAGCACCACGATAGCGAGCTAGTTGCGTCCATAATGGCTCAAAGACTTTGGGCATATCAAAATTGATGTTTGTCATTTAAACCCAATCTTAATATTGATGGAACCATCATCGGCGGTGCCTTCAACTTGCATTGGCAAAACTCGACCAACAAGGGTTAGGAATGGTGCTGGGTTTTCCTTACGAGCTTGCTCAGCGAGATACTCAGCTCCACCGACATCGTTAAGCGCTTCAAGCACCATCGCCTTAACATCAGCAGTCAATCTGTTTGGGGTGCCTTTCTTGCGACCAGACCCCGGCGTTTTAGGCTGCCCTGTTTTCCCTTTCGGTCTTCCTACTTTTTTCTTCGCCATTTCCTAAACCAACCTACTTTACGAAATCAGTTCATAGCGTTGCGAACATCACGTGACATCGCCTGCGCCTCATTGTGAGCCTTTGCGTAATCCACAAACATGTCGCCGAAGTGTTCCATTACACTGGCTATCTGGTGGTAATCAAAATTTCTTTCAAGCAGGCCACGAAAGATGCGGATTGCTTCGACATATTCGACTTCCATTTCCTTCGCCGGAACTTTGCTTGATTTGCCGTTTACCAAAGTAACTCCTAAAAAACCCGCCGAAGGAATGCTGGCACCCCCGGCGGTAGTTTATCAGCCTTAAGGGGAGAGGTTAAAACAGGGAGGCGTCCTAATGGATAAGGACGTGTTTCATTTTAATTTATTCTGTCGAGAAAGTAAATAGCGATTAGCGCGGCTTCAGCTATGCCGTTATCGACTTTTCTTGACCAGTGTTTTCCGCCGAATATTTCGGTAGCTAAGTTTTGGGATTTGTTTTTGTCGCTGTCGAGTTTGAAGTGTTGTTTCCATATGCGGGGTTCTACCCAATGGACATTGGATAATCCNAGGGATGCNATGGCNATGGCCTCTGCGGCTCCTGNAGCTCTGCCGAAGGAGAANGCTGACGTGACGCCCTGTGCTGGCATTGAGTGAACTCTTTCGATGATGACCTGCGATTGTTGGNTGGTGAACATTTCCTGATCTGCGAAGAATTTCATTAACTCAAATGCGTGGACGATTTTTTTCTTTTGTTTTTTACCGTTGTAGAAATCGGTTACCGGCATACGTTTGGCTCCGATGATTTGCCTTTCGGAATTGAGAGCTATAATGCCCCCTGTGATACCTGGGTCTATAGCGTATATTATTTGGGTCATTTTATCCTCTATTTTAAGCTAAATTTAAGGCCAAAAAACTGGCCCTCTGCCAAGGCCACCCCCTTATAGGGGGGGTGGCAGTGTGGCCTTCCCGTGGCCTTTTAAATAGGCCAAAAGGCCACATTACTCATAACCTATTGTTTTCATTAAGTAAGTTTCGGGTCCAGTGTGGCCCTCAGTATGGCCTGAGCCTAAAACGAGTATGGCCTTTGGNCCTTTTGAGTGATCTTTTAAAAACCGCTTAACTGTAGTCTCTGAGATGCCTGATTTTTCGACTATATTTTGGACCGTTTGGGGCAGCTTTTCCTTNTCTAAAACGGAGAGGATTTCGCGTTGATTATCGGATAGTTTTTGNCTTCTGCCAGCGAAGATTGTTTCATCTTCCGTAACGGTGCATGATGTTTCNATTTCGCCTGTTACGGGGTTAGTGACTTCNATTGAGGCGAGGCGGAAATGCATTGTGAATGCTTCCTGGGTATCTTTTTGTTTAGAATTGATAAATGATAAATGTTCGGTGCCTTCGATGCGTTTGATGGTGAATTCGGTATCGAGTGCGGCTTTTAATGCGGAAGAACCGCGCCCNCCTCGGTCGGTATCTTTGCCTGTATGGTGGATAATAATGACGGTNGCCGAGTATCTTTCTTGTAGCTTGCCGCAGTTTGATATGAATAGGCTCATATCCTTGGCGCTGTTTTCTTCTCCTCCGGCGAAAGATCGGGCGAGAGTGTCGATAATGATTATATCTGGTTGGGCTTCATCGAGGGTGGCTATGAGGTCTGGCACGTCGGTGGCGGGGTCTACTAGGTTGACGGTTGATGGNAAAAGCCAGAAGTCTCGTTTATCGCTATCTACCTTGAATTTGGTATCGAATGCGTTAATGCGTGACGCTATACCGGCAGCGCCTTCGGCGGCGATATAGACGCAAGATGAAGGCTTGACGGTTTTGGAGTGCCATTTTAGGCCGTGTACGGCATTTAGAGCGATGTCCAGGGCGACGAAAGACTTACCCGACCCGGAAGGTCCGATGATGGAAGCAAGGCTATTTTCGACGATGAAGCCATCTATGATAAATTTGGGAGGTGGTGTGTTTTTNATTTCTCCGGCTTTTTTAAGTATGAAGCGTTTGGTTTGAATAATATTTTTNATCTGTTCATGGGTGCAATCCGCCGCATCGCCCTTTTCCGGCATATCGTGGGGGATTTTAAGCGTTCTTACAGCGCATCCGAGCATTTCTAGGTGGGGTAAGAGGGTGTTCTGCCATTTCAGTCCCGTGGGGTCGTTATCTCGCCATAATAAGCAGCTTTTACCGATAATGTGGCTAAAGTCTGTTTTATCTAGCTTGGAGTTGCCGCCGCTCATTAGGGTGGTGGCGGTATAGCCTAGAGCGTTAAGGTGGTCGGCGGCTTTTTCGCCTTCGGCGAAGATAATGTGATCGTTATCGATGTTGTCGATAATGCCGGGAATATTATAGAGGGGTTTAGGAGTGGGCTGTTGGGCTTTGCCTGCTACGGCGTCCCAAACTCGGAAAGTCTTTTTACCATCCGCGAGGTTATATCGTTTGACTGTGGCGATGATTTTATCTTCGGCGTCTTTATAGTGGTATTCGAAATCTGGTGATCCGAGTTGTTCCGGCGGTTTGGATTTATGGTTTTTTCTGACGGCTTGTTTTGGAGAGGTTTTTAATGCGCCGTCTTTGAGGCCGAGCCACTTTTTGATTTCGGTTACGGCATCCCCGAATGATAAGCCGTCGCATTGTTGCCATAGTTGGATGGCGTTGCCTCTATCGTCGGTGTTGTGGTCTATCCATTGACCGGCGTCGGGACCGTCTAGAGATATTGAGAGGCTTTCGCCTGGTTCGCCGTTGAGGGAGCCGATGCGGGCTTGGCCTCTGTTGATCCTGGCGTGGGGAAAAAGGTATAAAACGTAATTTCGGAATTGCTTTAGAATTGCATCCTCTATTTCTTCGATAGTGTATTGGTGCTTTTGGGGTTTATGTTCGGTTTGTAGCGGAGCGTCGTTGAAGTCTAACATCATTTATCTGCCTCCTGTTTTGTTTTGTTTGGGTTTATCTTTTTAATTAAAATTGCTCTTGCGCCATGATGCCCCTGCATACGGCAAACAAACTTCCAACCGTCAGGTATCGGCTTGGTATGCCACCAATACTGGACGACCGTTTCTTCACTCATTGATTTTTGCGGCGGCTTCTTTCCCGCTGCCCTTTACGAAAACCAAAACATTCTGGTGGGTTTTGCCTAGCTTGCGCCCAACGTCAAATTGGCGGGTTACTCTAATCGGCAAGCTGCCAACGGAAGTAACTAGCGCGGCTTCGTTGTATAATTCCATTCCTGCATCTTGGAATGCCTTAATAGTATGCGCCGGAAATCCGTAATAATTGCCTTTTTTATTCCGAATATCTCCGATAACAAAACAGGCAAATGAATTATCATCTAGCAAATTAACGGTGCACTCTATTATCTTCCGGTAGGCGGTTATAAATTCATTGTAATCTAGCGTTGATATATCCCTCGGGTCGTCGGAATAAACCTCTAAATCAGCATACGGAGGGCAGCTAAATATGAAATTAGCCTGTATATCTCCGCATATGTTCTCAATATCCCGGCTATCGCCTTCGCGCCATATCGGGCCATTTGTGGGGCATAGCTCTAAACCTTGGTCGCGGTTTGCTTTTACTTGTTCCGGACGTAATTCAACGCCGTAATATTTGCGGCCTAGCTTGCTGGCAACGATACCGCGAACCGAACCTCCAGCGAATGGGTCAAGCACTACGCCATCAGGCGGGCAAAACCACCTATATGATAACTCACATAATACGGGGTCAAATACGCTTGTGCCTGATAATTCCGTTTGTGGCTTTTCTTTATATCCGACCTTACAAGCATTACTAAAACCCAATGCGTTATCATCACGGCCCAACTCGCTCTCAATGCCTAAACCAAGCCAAGCACGTTTTCTTTCTTGCCACCACCCTTCCCTGGCATTTAATACGCTAAACGGCGGCAATATAAATTTTTCTTTTAATTTTCCTCCATCATTTGCGGGTTTAGTTTCCCCGAAAAGATCAGTTCCGAACAGGCTTTCCTCTAACTCATCAACCATCTTTCTGTCCATCCAATATCTCCGTAAACGCATCGCCTATGACAGAAAGAATATTGTCCAGGCTTGATGCGTCTTTTTGTTTAAATGATACTCTAACCCCAACGGCTCTAGCATACTGATCAAAATCAATATGGCAAAATAGAGCGCCTTTTAAACCAGAAGCCTCACGAGGGATTTTCTGGGTAATGGTGTGAAGGCGGTTAATCATTCCAACACCTTTCTTGGAAGTCGCACCATTTACATTCGAAGTGGTCTTTTGATTTAGCGTTGCGCGGTAGCTGCTCTTGAGCTTCGGTGGCTTGGATTATCTTTACAGCGCGGTCGCTCATTTCTTGGGCTAAAGGAGCGTTAAATGGAACAAGCTCGAAATGTAATTCTTGGGTATCGGTATTTCTAACGGTGAAAACGGCGGGATTATCGGTTAAGTCGAGATAGGCCTGATATAAAGCTACTTGAGCAGCATAAA